TCTGAACTTACATATCCACCATATCCATCTGGAACACTAGCCAACGCTCCATGTTCAAAATCTAATGCAACGATGGAATTTTTAGGCGTTTGAATACGTGGCAAAAAGTAATCCATTGTCGTTTTGGCAATGTCCATGCTACCGAACGTGTCGTACCAAATATAAGTGTGCGCTCGTTTTCCTTGAGCAATGGCACTTGCTACTTGCGTTTTATAAGTATACTGCTCGTAAATACCACTAGCATTATAGCCGCCAATTTGAGCAATAGCGAATTTATCATGAGCATAACCAAAACGACCTTGTTCGCCTTGATAAATCGCCCAATCCACACCTTGGTCTCCTTTTGCGGCAAATACAGCTGTAGGCATAAAAAACAGAGCGACAAGCGCTCCTGCTAAAATTTTCTTTTTCATTTAAAAACCTCTTTCCTATTTTTTTAAACAAAAAAAGAAACGACACAAGCCGCTTCAATTCTTGTCTTTATTTCGTAATTGAATAAAATAATCCTTTAACTTTTCTGGTAAAGGAATGAATTCCAATACATTCTCGCAAAATGAAATGCCTTCATTTGCAATGTAAAAAATAATCACCATTTCCCTAATAGGAATATTATTCCCTACTATACATTCAACTTTCACAGAAACTGCCACTACAAATAAAATCATTACTTTTTTGGCGATTCCCAACATACCTATTTTACTTGATAGTGATTTAGTAGCGATTGCTTTAAGCCAACCTGTTACAAAATCAACAATCATCAAAAATAACAAAACATCTAGCAACTGATCCATTCCCCCAAGAAAGCTAACGCAAATACCACCTACAATACTTGCTGCAATTGATAGGTGGTTAAAATATTTTTCCACTAACTCACCTCCCACTTATGTCTACTTGAAACATATTAGATACTTTTCACTTCTTTGATAGATAATGAAGCAATCTGTGTTCTAAATAAACTTTTGTTTGGTCGACTCTCTAATTCAAATCTTAGTGAATCCCCAGCTTTGATTGTTAGAGTTTTTTCTCCCCCAATCGTTGTTGAAACATTGATTGCTGTGTTTGTCGGAGTACCGTATTGAATCATGTGATCATTAGAAGCGCCCCAAAATATTTTAAAATAAGCATAATCTGTTCCAGAAGAGTTTCCATGAAACTTCGCTGAACCACTAACATGAATCGTTGTTGTTTTAGTAAAAGTTAATTTCTTTTTATCAGCGCTAATCGAAAATGGTAAATCTTCTGGTTTATGATATTTATCAGTAGCAACGATACTGCCGATAGGATACTGGAAACCTGTATTGACATCGCTACTATCCTCTGCTCTTCCAAAATAGACTTCAAATGGTTGTTCATTATCTGAAAGAAGTTTATTCCATGGTGTCCATGTGGCAGGGCTCCCTTGTCTGCTACGGGTGTATGTTTCACCTTTATACATATACGTTTGACTTACAAATGTATTATCAGCATAAACAACTAAAGCACCATAAGCTGCACCCGAATAAGGTCTATTTGCGCCAGAAGCACCGAAGACGGTGTAAATTCCTTTGTCTAAAATTTCATCCCAGTCCTGTGCCTTAATAACGGTTTTCTTAGAAACCAGTGCGCCATTTTCTAAAGCATCCGTTATTTCGCTAAAGTTTTCGTTCAGCATGACTTGATAGTCTGCATCACCTTTTTTAAATGTATACATTCTTTTCCTCCTAAAATTTAATTTCTATAACTTTAAATGCTTCAATAAAGCGAATAGTTCGACTATCTATTTTTGTTACTGTTGGATTTACCATTTTAAAGTTCATTGGCACTTTAACTTTGAAACTGAATAAATCAAGATATTCTACACTGTGAGGAATCTTTTTCACATTGCTACCGCCTAGACCTGTTGGCTCATTAGCTAATCCTGATAGGCCAATACCGTATTCCCAATACAAAACTTGTACATTGGGATAACCGAGTAAATTATGCTCTATAGCTGGTAAATCTTCAGTAGCTTTCATTTCATTGATTTGATTCTGTAAATTTGATGCTTGATTTGCATCTAGCTCATTTTTTAAAGCTGCAAACCATTCATGAATTAAAACATCAAAAGCATTTACTTTTCCATTTCCTGTACGGATTATCTCTTCAATATTAGAATCCATATCGGTTTGTGCTTTTGCAACGTAGTTTTTAAAATCATTTAGGATTTTTTCATAACTTGCCTTGTTGGTTTCTACAATTTTTTTTAGCATTGCTTCATATTGTGCTTCTAATCCTGATACAGAAACATTGGCAAAAGGTGTTGAATAACCACAAACTTTTGCATCTGATCTCTTATCTGTGATTAAATCTGCAGTAATCGCCGAACTGTTCCTTGGTACTTTGACCGTTGCTAGTTGGATTTCATAAACTTCTGTTGAGCGCTCTACAGAGACATTGCCTTTTTTGACTGCTACATAAGCTTGTCTAGCGTTCAAGTCATGACGAACAACAATTGAATCTGTTCGATCTTGTGTTGAAGAAGCAACGTCAATAGGTACTGCAAAAGCAGACGTATTTATATATTGATAACCTTTTAAGCTTGCTGAACCTGCTTTTACAACAATTCTCATTCCAACAGAATCAGCTGCAGTCACTCTTAATGCTTCACCGACTGACATCATGACGCCATTGCGAAAGATATTTTCAAAGTATTTTGCCCAGTCTGCCGATGTATAAGCACGATCGTATGTGCCATCATCTTGCAAAACGGCATCATAAAATAAACTTAATTCCGCCAAAAATAACCACCTACTTTCCTTTTCTCTTGATTACATCAATAATTGTTTTACTTTGGTTACCGAATTCGCCGTCAATATGGTAGCCTTTCTCATCCCAAGTCTGAGTTACAGAATTTAGAACCACTGTATCTGAATAGCCAAAAGAAGAAATACGTTTTACACGATCCCCCAATTTATAATCTCGACCATAAACAAAAAGACTATCATTCAAATTGATAGTCCCATTCAATGCCAAAACTCTTGGTTGTTCAGTTAATTTTTCTTTTCCTCTTGATTGCAATGTGGCAATATATTGTGCATCTGGCATTTTTACATCATCAACAGTCTGTTGTAAGTCACGAGCATCGACGTATATTTCTTTTCGTTCGAGGCCACTCAAATTGTTATTTACTTGAGTATGCTTACGAGCTTTTCCTTCGCCTTCTCCATAAATAAGGGCTGTAGTCGCTTCATCATAGTTGTTCTTTTCTAATGATTCATTAGTAACATTTTCAAACTCTGCACTAAATTGAACTACACTAGAAACATCTTCACTTTTTCTAAAACGAATATTTGTTCCAACTTGGCCGTTTGATGTTGAGCCAATACGCCCATTCGAGATAGGAATTTCGTCAAAACCAAAATTGTAACTTTCACACAGGCCCTCTATTTCTTCTTCAACATTCCCATAACTGTTTTGATAACTAATGTTTGAATTAGTAATTGCTGGCGGTTGTTCAACAGATAAGTAATTTATTTTTCTTTTAGCATCTGACGGAGAGACCACTTCGTTCCGTAAGTGATCGTAGCAAATCAGCTCTGGTCTTTTTGTTTGATTGTAAATTCGATAAACAATTCTCTTACCAGATTTTGCAAAAAGAGACTTCCCAGAAATTGTAATTAATCCACTGCTCAAATCATCGCAAATAATAGAATCAATATAGTAAAAGCAATTATTAATTAATAGCACTGTGTCTTCGTCCATTAATTCTTTTGGCATATACTTTAAAAGAACAACCGTTTCAAAAGTATTGGCTGACTTGAAATTTTCTTTGACACTCATTGATTTCCATATGTCCAGAACTGCCGTTGACTCATAATCAAAGCCAGACTTTCTTCGAAACACCTCTACAAAAGGTAATGGCATAAAATCCATAGCTACACCCCGCTAACTAATGGTGTAAATTGCATTTCACATGTAATTCCATTTTGAGAATTGTTGGCCGCTTTTAGTTGTAAATAGTTATCTCCTTTAGATAATCGAAAGAAACTACTACCCTCCATACGTTCTGGAACAGCATTAGTTTCTACACCATTAACAATTTTTTTCGCATACAACTTTCCACGTACCGTTGAAAGTTCGAATCTTGTTCCAGGTTCAAAGGTTCCTTTAAATCCAAAGAAGGTTTGTTTTGTCACATCGTAAATCTGCGGATCAGTCACGGTTGTTACACATTTCATATGAAAAACTGCTCCAACCTGCACATCTCCATTGTTTACAATCTTTTCAATATTCCCTGATTCAAAGCGACCAAACGTATGCTTCTCGCCTTGAACAAAAACCATTGGAAAAATAAGCGTTGGCTTCAATGTTGCCAAAGGAACCAGTGAGTTATAAAACGACACATCACGGAAATAAGAATCAAATGCTTCAAACTGTAAAGAAAATAAGTTCCATTCGTCAACCTTATAAGGATTATCTTCATACAGCTTGAAGCTAGGCGCTTGAATTGGTAGAACGTCGGTTTCATACTCTTTGTCATAGACTTTAAGTGTTAGCTTACCTGTTTGTTTTAGATCGATTTTTTGAATCATATCTCGGCGCAGCTGATAAATTTCTTCTTCTGTTTTTCCAATTAAAGTGCCTTCTAGCAATGGTTTCCGAGTGCTTAAACGGATTCCAACAACTTTTGCACCGTCCTCTCCAAATACTTCTTCTGCTAGCACGACATTTTCTGGCGCTTCTAGACCTTCAACATTTTGCAAAAAATAAGGAGCTTCCTCATTAAAAACGAGTTGCTCCCCATTTTGATTCGTATAAACTAATTCTAGTTTCACTATTTAAACCCCCTAGCCAAGTCACGAAGTTGGCGTTTTGTTTCAATCGCTGTTTCTCTCGGTGTTTTTGTGTCAGCACCTGTGATATATTGTGTTACTTCCATGTTTTTAATATTTCCGTCTTTCAAGTAAGAAACCATTTCACGCATTAGAGAAGCAAGTTCGCTAAAATCATTTGATTCATGTGAATCTTGAACAGCAATTAGATTTTTAACAACTGAAGAGTTTCTCGGAACTCCCACGCCGTTTTCATAATGAGGAATTAGTTTCTTTGTTTCTGAAGCTTTGATTACTTTTGATCCTTTTGGTAAATCTGGTAAGAATACATTTCTACCTTCTGGAATGAAAGGCACGCCACCTTTAGGAATCACCAATTCTTTATAAGTGCGTCCTTTTTGGTCATTGACGATTGCCGGACCACCAATATGATTATTTGTTCCTGTTTCTAGCCCTAAAATTTTTGCTACGCCAGCGCCTAAATTAGCTACTACGTTCAAAGTTTTGGTAATTACCGAAGGGCCAGAATTAAAGTCACTTACTGCATTTTTCGCTTGAGATGCTGGTCCACTCGCTTGATCATTAGCCCTTAATAGTTTTTCTACTGGATTGTTTGCTGCGAAAATATTTAAGCTACTATTACCACTTGAAGCCGCACCGACAACTCCACCTGCATTTCCTCGCAAGTTTTTCGTCCCTGGATTATTGGCATTGTAGGTGTTCAATGCATTGCCACCTTGTCGAGCTGCAGCTTGTGCATTTGAAGAATCTCCACGTAGTATTTTCTGTGCTGGATTGTTTGCGTTAAATGCATTTAAGTTTTGAATACCTACCTGTGATTGATTTGATACATTGGAAGCATCTCCGAGTAATTTTTTTAATTGTGGCTTTATTTGGTCATAAGTTTGCACGCTTAATGTTCCATCAGCTATTTTTGCTTTTAAATCTTCATTATTACCAAGCATTTTTTTTACTGGATCAGGTAATGAATTCCACGCATTCATACTTTCTTCTGATTTCATTACCTTTGTTAGTAAATCATCATTATTGGCAAGCATTTTTTTCTGGTCTATTGGAAGGTTATTCCAATTTGTTAGATATGTTTCTGAAGAAAGAATCTTTTGTAGCACATCCGTGTTATTTGCTAAAAGCAGTTTGCTTTCATCTGGTAAATTTTTCCAAGCATTAAAGGCTCGTTCTGATCCATAAATTTTTGTCAGTAAATCTTGATTATCTGCATAAAATTTTTTAACATCATCTGGTAAATTAGACCAATTGACAATTTTTTCTTGTGAATCACTAAGCACTTCTAAAAACTCTTTGTTATCAGCTTTAATTTCTTTGTCATGTAACTTGTAATCTTCCCAAAGTCCAAGATTAAGCATATTTTCAGCCATTTTTTCAGGGGTATTAGAATACAGAATGGCCTTCTTCTCTTCAAAATTAAGTTTGTCCCATTTTCCGTTGGCTTGTAATGCCTGAGTTACAGTCTTCTTGGCATTTGTATCTAAAAGCGCTTGTTGTTCCTTAAACGTCATGCTGTCCCATTTTCCGTTAGCAATTGCTGCTTCGGCAATCATTAATTTAGCATTACTTTTTAGGTCGGCATGTTTGGAAGCATATAGGAGTTGGTTCCATCCTTTTTCAGAATTTGCAGCTTCGTTAACTGCTTCTTGTGCATTGGTTTTGACTTCGCCTGTTTTTGGATCAAGAACAAGATTATTCCACATTTTCCCATATTCACTTGCTTCATTACCAACATATTTAAGTTGTTCAGCGTTCTTCTTAGCATTTTCAGCAACTTTATTTGTTGTTTTGGTAACATTCTCCAATAATTTCTCGTTATCTTCAATAAGGTATTGTGAAGCATTTCCGCTCTCTTTTATTACTTGTCCAGAAGCCAAATGAATTTTATCTTTTAGTTCAGGGAATTTCTCAACAATGGCGGCCATTTGGTTATCAAAACCTTCAGTCGTAGTTTCGTTTATTTTATCCCATTCTTCAAGATACTTCTGAGCAAATTCACCATCAAGGTTATATCCCCAATCTTTCAACCATTTTTTTTGCTCTTCTTTCATTTTAGCGGCATGAGTCTGTGATGCATTCCTTTGCTCTCCTAATGATTTTAACCATATTTCTGCTTCTTCTTTCGTAGCATTCGCTACATCACCAGTCATTGATTTCAAAATAGTTCTTTTTTGTTCCGCCGAAACATCCAGAGTATTAACGTAAGCTTCCGCAGTATTCTTTGATAAATCACTAATCATTTGAGCTTCAGAAACACTCAATTGACGATTTTCGTTTGCAGCCCTTTGTCTAATCTCTTGAATTTGCTTATTATTCGATTGGATTTCTTCCACAGCAGACTGATTTAGTTTTTTCTCATTCTCAATGATTTCTTTCATTGAGTCTGTAGCGGTTCCTGGTAACTGCTTTAATAATTGATTCAATCCATCTACTTTTTTATTTAAAGACTTTTCAAGAGACTGACCCGCTGCTTCAAAATTTTCTGCCATTTTAGAAGCATCTGATTGATTAAATCCATCTTTTAATAAGCCAAACTGACCATTTGCGGCTTTGGTTTTGTCTTGCACCCCGTTTAAGGTTTTGTCAACTTCTCGTCCGACATCAGTTCCCCATTGCTTAACACGTTGGGAACTATTCCATGCCTCTTCTCCCCAGAGTTTCCACACTGCTACACCTGCCCCAATCGCTGCAGTTGCACCTAACACCCAAGGATTCAATAAACTAAACCCTTTAGTCAATGAACCAATTTGTGTAGTGGTTCCTCCGATTTTAGCAGTCAATCCTCCTAATGCCGAACCAGAAGAAGCAATGTCTTTTCCGAATCCAATAGAAACAGAACTACCTTCTGCAAAAGCTTTTGTAACATCTTCGATTGCTCTTTTTTTAGACATAGCAGCCATTGTTTCAACAAAGCCTTTGCCTAAAAATCCTACACCCTTTGTTAAAGTGCCTGTTAACTTAATAGCAGGACCCATTGCAGCAGTTAATGCAATCATTTTAACAATTGTTTGCTGTGTTTTAGGATTAGCATTTGAGAAAGATTCCGCTAAGTTCGTTACGGTTTTAATCATTGGCTTAGTTGCTTGAAGCACATCTCGTAATGCTTTTACTAATGGACCACCAAACGTAATCCCAACATCTACCGCTTCATTTTTAAGCATCTTTAATTGAGATTCGGTAGTTTGGTATCGTTTGTTTGCTTCTTCTGTTAAAGCGGTGTTTTGACCCCAAGCTTTCGTTCCACGATCTACAGCGCTTTTAAATACATCACTGGCACCAGCGGCACGAAGGAGACTATCACGAAGACGAACTTCTGTTATTCCCATATCATCTAAAACAGCAATTGCAGATTGTCCATGCTCCTTCGTTTTCCCTAGGCCTTCAATAAATTTGATAATAGCACCTGAAGCATCTTCTTTAAACGCTTTAGAGAATTGTTCGGCAGACATTCCTGCTACTTCTGCAAAATCATTTAATTTCCCTGATGCATCCGTGGCTTCTTTATGCATTGTTTTTAACTCTTTACTAGTTAATCCCATTGCCCCAGCAGTATTTTTTAACTCTTTACCACCATTTCTGACAGCGCTAGAAACCTGCTCCATAGATACGCCTGTCTGTTGACTTAAGCTCTCTAGTCCCGCAAATGCATTGGCTCCATTTTCAACAGCAAGTTGCATTTGAACCATTACTTTAGAAAATGCGGAACCGCCCGCTTCTGCTTCAATCCCTACAGAACTCAATGCAGCCGCAAATCCCATGATTTGAGCTTCACTCATGCCAACCTGATGACCAGCTCCTGCCAGACGTAAACCCATTGCGGTTATTTCTGATTCGGTTGTCGCAAAATTATTACCCAAATCAACAATAACCGAACCTAACTTATCAAATTCTGTTTGTGGCATTCCTGTAATGTTGGCCAATCGAGCTAAAGCAGTTGCTGCTTCTTCTGCACTCATGTTCGTTGACTCGCCTAAATCAATCATTGTCTTGGTGAAGCCAACTACATTTTTAGTTTTGATCCCTAACTGCCCTGCTGCTTCTGCAACGTTTGCAATTTCCGTGTGACTTGAAGGTAATTCTTTGGCTAGTCCACGAAGACCATTTTCTAAATCTTTGTATGAGTAAACAACCTTACCTGTCGAATCAACAACTTCATCATTGGTCTTTTTCACACCTGCAAAATCAGATTCCCATTTAACAGCGGCCGTTGTTACTGCTGCAGCTCCTGCGAGAATTGGCAAAGTTATACCTTTTGTTAAGGCTCCGCCCACTTTTTCCATTTTTTGCCCACTAGAAATCATTTTTTCGCTGGCATTATAAATGGCACCAGTTGCACCAGTGGTTTTGACTTGCATTTCTGCCATCTGACCAGCTGTTTGAATTAATTGAGATCGATAATTTGCTAGTTTTCCATTGGCATCTTGCAATTGAGTTGCTAGCCTTTTGGTGGATTCTGTCGCTTTTCCATCTACAAAAGATTCGTCATAAGCCTTTTTCAGCGCAGCAACTTGTTTCTCTTGTGCTCCAATGATTTTAGTTAAGCCATCAAAACGAGTGCCAAGCTTGCCCATTTGATTGCCCGCCATATCAGCGATTTTTGCATTAGCTTGCATTTCTTTCGCTAAATAGCGAACTTCTTTTTTAGCATTTGCTGCACCACGACCGAAATCAGAACTATCCAAGCCTAGCTTTATGACCATGTTCCCTAACGGTGTTCCACCACTCATTTAGTTACCTCCTTCCCTTTATGCACCACCACGCTTGACTAATTCACTTAATGGTCGCACCTCTTGTTTTTTCTTTTTAGTTTTCTTGTTCTTTGGTGCCTTCAATAAAATTTCATCAATATCCAAGCAATCAGTATTCATGAAATCCCGAATCGTCCACCCAAGTTCTGTAACTGAATCACGGACAAAACCAATCTGCAGGTCATAAAATTCAGACCAACTTAGATTTCCTCCGCCTCTTCCTTTTTTGACTCTTCCACATCTGTCTTAGACAGGCCTAGAACTCGATAGCTGATAATTTCCCATATTTCGTCAATGTCTAAAGCATCCATACCGTTAAGGATTGCTTCTTTAGTAAGTTCCTTTTCATCGAATAAATCGGCGACGAATTGAATTTGCATTTCTAAATACTCGTCAGCTGTTGGTTCTAATCCTTTGCTTGTTTTTTCTTCTCTAAGTGAATTTTCTTTTTTTATATAGTCTGTACGCTTAGAAAACGGCACAAAGTCCTGTGTAAAAGTTTTTTCTTCGCCATCAATACGTAAAGTAAGTTCAATCTTGCGTTCCATTTTTTAACCTCCAAAAAAAGGACGACTAATTAAAGTCGTCCTTAATCAATAAATTTTTATTCTGCTGCTGATACAGTCAAAGTGCATTCTGCTGTAAAATTACCGTCCTCAGTTGTGCCAACAATTTTTGTAACACCTTCCGCAACTCCTGTTACTTTCCCCTGTACAGGCGTTACTGTTCCGATCGCTGTATCTTCAGAACTGAAACTGTATACTTTGTTTGTTGCGTTTTCTGGCATGATTGTAGGTGTTAAAGTTGCTGTTTCACCAACTTTTAAAGCTAATTCAGTCTTATCCAAGGTAATTCCTGTTACTGCAATAGGTAGTGTTTTAAACGCTGGTACATCGACATGATCAGATTCTTTTTCTACACCGTCAACGGTGGCAACGCCTGTGACAGTAAAGTCACCCGCTAAAACATCCGTGTTTGCGGTAATTCCTGTAATAGCTAAAGGCGAAACACTTTCTGCAACAGGATTAGTTTCACCTTTTTTATAAAGTCTAAATTTTTCTGGTGGAATAAACGGCATTTCTTGTCCTCCTAACTTAATTCAATATTGGCCCCATCTGTGGTGGGAGTAACAGCTCCCACTGTGGGGCTTGCTACTTTTCCGGCGCTGGTGTTTCTTCACCAAATAATTCTGTTGTCAATTCTGCTAGAGCTTCTGAATTATCTGCAAAACCGACAGTAACTTTTTTACCGTTAATTTGACGAGAAACAGCAGAATAAACATATTCGCCAGGCTCTGGCGTAAAGTCGTCATCATTTAATGTTTCGCCTTTGACACCATCTAATGAGAATGTGCCTGCATACATGCCGAAGCCGAGTTTTTCACCATATAAATCTTCTGATTCGATTAATACTGCGTAGTAAGGTGGCTCTGTATCCTCGCCAATATGATAAACTTTGCTTTCCTCGCTAGCTTTTTTATGCCCTAACATTTCATGTTCAATGGCTGATGGTACATCTAAGATACCTAAGTTTGCTGCAATATCTCCGTGCCCTTTACGTGCCACGTAATATGCAATGTTTGAACCGAAAACTTTTGACGGTTCTTTGGTTAGTCCTGTAATTTCAAAGCTTGCTGCGGCCCCTTCTTTTGGCTTGCCATCAATGACATGTTTCTTACCAGCGACTGGCTTTAATTCATTGTCCAATTGTTGAATAGTGATTCTGCTAAATCCATAAGTTTGCATATATTTTTTCCTCCTAAAAAATAGACACCAACTTAGTAGTCGGTGTCGTGAATTTGTGTATTTTTTCTGTAACGTCTCGCATCCACAAAACGCTTTGTTTCGTTAAAGTACTGATCTAAGCCACCATCAAGACGGCCAAATCCAATTTGTTTCATTGTTTCTTCAACTGCTTTAGAAATTTGCTTGGTTGTCATTCTATCCATGCTTTCAACGTTAATTTGATAATTAAACCGAATTGATAAAGCTTTGTTGTTGGCAAAATAAGCGTTAGTTTGTGGACCAAGAAAGTTATCAATGACAATGAAAGGTTTGGTAGTATCCAAAGTTTCTGGTACTTCATAAAATTTAATGCGATATTCAGTTTTACCATTGTCATTAATAAAACTAGTTTTTTCTCGAATCAGAGGATTATCAATTAATCGATTGTAAACTTCCATCATCATGTCTTTCATTTAGCTAATTCCTCCATATTCGACTTCATCTCTCCAAATGCTTTCGCTTGAATTTCATCAGCTGCAGCCTGTAGTTTTCCCATTCCACGAGGTCGCACATAAGTACCATAGCGTGTATAACCAAACTCATTTAAATGGACGATAGGCGCACGTTCCTTTGAAGCCCAGCCAGTCTCAACTCGTTTTGGATTACTTTTCACACCGCTACTTATAACTAAGTCGTGTGTTTTTCCTGAATAGATATAACTAGCCATATATTTTTTAACAATCTGCTTGTTTCTTTCGCCTTGTTTTTTTAAAGCTTTGTTGGAAATTCTATTTACTCGTGCTTGTCCTAGTTTATCTTCCATATTTTTGAGAATTTCTTCTAACCCTGTAACTTCGCTCATGACGTAGCCCCTAAAACGATTTTGATAAAACGGTTATCTTCAAAATCCGGTGAAACATCTATGATTTCCCATTCTTTTCCTATTGGTAAGGCTCTATAGTCGTCAATAACAACTTTATGTTTGTTTGTTGGAATATAGTCTTGGTGTGGATCACGGATTTTAATTGTCAGCCCCTCTTTAGTTCCTTTTGCGTTCAATATTTCCATATCTTTCATTGACGGATTGTAGATTTGCGCTTTACATGAATGAAGTTCTTTCTTTACTATTTCGCCAGGTTCAGGTCCTTCTCCCGGAATAAACTGAAAAAAAGAAACTGGCGTTTTTAATTCGCCAGCTCCTATTTTGGGACGTTTATAATTAGGGTGTATTGCCAAATCCTTCACCTCCTGAAATATCGATGGAAGCATCCATAATGCTTTGCTGAAAGTTGGGATAAAAATATTCTAAGGCTTCGTTTCTTACATAACGAGTTCTTTCAAAAACAAGTTCTTTTCCTTTTCGATATACTTTTGGATCAAAATCTCCTATAAGCGTTCGAATATCTTCAAAGGAATCATTTAATTGTTCTTTTATAGAGTCATCGTCTGACGAATGAAAGATTTGATTTCTTTCTTTGAACTCCTTTAAATATGATTCCATCTAATCCCCCCGTGCTATTTCAAATCGATAGTTGCCCCATCTGTTGTTGGGTTTATCTTATTAACAACAGGGGTGTTTACTTTGTTGCTGGTTCTCCATCGTCAATTTTAATATCATAAATTTGCGCTGCATCGTTATCAGCTGGCTCACCATTGCCCAATAAGTCGGCAGCGTATAATGTTGCACGTTTCATTGCAAATGTTTCTTTATAAACATAGACTTTTTCTGCACGTGATTGCGTAGCATCATATTCTCCACCAACAAAAGCAATCAATTTATTCTCTTTTACTTCTAAAGATTCAATGATATGGTCTTCAGAAATAAATGGTAAGTTTGAAACGAATACGCCATTTGCATTTTGCGTAGTGACACGAGCAACAATATCGTAATAGTTCAATGGATTAACAATTAAGTATACATTCCCTTTAACTTTTCTTGTTTTTTCCTCTCCCTCGTCACCATCGCCGACTTTATCGGTATATTTAGAAGCTTTCTTCAATAACATTGCGAATTCTTTAACCATTGTCTGTGAATCTTTAAAAGTTAAGATCCCTGCTGATTCTTTATCAGCATATCCATTTGTCGGATCAATTGCCGCATTCATATCTTTTGTTAGTCCAATAGGTTGATCATGACCAGACCCATTGATAATTGCTTTTTCCCATGCTTCTGCGATTGCTTCAGATAAACATAAACGAACGTATCGGTCAACCCAGCGTGGACCTAATTCTAAAGTGTCATTTGAAATTAAGAAAAACGCTGTTAAAGCCAATTGATTAAATTCTGTTGCACCAAATTGTGCATCTAATTTCCCTTCAATATCTTTATGAAGTGGCCCCCATACCGCTACACCTTTACGACGAGAACGAGTAATTTTAGTTTTACCTACTGAAGGTGTAAAATTAATAATTTTTAACAATGGACGTTCTTCTTGTAAACCTTCAAAAACACGTTCTAAAATTGTTTCTGGCCAGACTAAATCTTCATCAAATCCACCCGCTTTTTCAACTTCGTTATAAAATTTTGTTTCTTCATTAGTTAAAGTGTGAATGCCGCGAGCTTCAAGCACACGGTTATCTGTTACATTTTTCAGCTCTTCATATTCAGCTCGTACTTGCTTTCCTGCATCTTCTGCAACAGCAGTAACATATGCTTCTAAAGCAGCATTTACCTGTTCTGATGTCGCCTCTTCATTTGTTGATACTGCATTAAATTGTTTCTTCGCTTCATCTGTTTTGTTTTTTAATGTTAATGTCATAATCATGCTCCTTTAGTTAATCTATTTATTAAAGATTTTTGTTTTGGTTTTGATTCTTGTTTTGCTTCATTCGTCACAGCTTGTTGGTTTAAAGACATAGCTTCCGCAACAGCATTTTTCACCATTTCAGCTATATTTTCCTTTGAATCAGTTGATTTTTTTTCGGTGTTTTTCTTAACTTCTGTTGCAAAACCATATTCTACAGCTTCTTCAGCTGTGAACCATTTTTCTTCCTTCATCCATGTTTCTAATTGATCTGTTGTTTGACCTGTTTTTTGTGAATAAATTGAAAGAATGGAATCATCGATAGTTTCCAAAGCATTCAAAGTCTTTTGAATATCTTGTTTATTTCCCCATGTAAAAGTCGAAGCTTCATGAATCATAACTGAAGTCCCTACATTCATAATCGCTTCATCAGCTGCCGACAAAATGAATGTTGCTGCTGAAGCTGCTACACCAGTAACTTCTACCGTTACTTTTGAGGGGTGATCTTTTAAATAATTGTAAATTTCAACACCTTCAAACACATCTCCACCTGGGCTATTTAATTTAATGGTAATATCGTCTGTCACTCCATCTAAAGTTTCCCTGATGCTTTTCGCATCAATAACATCATCATCGGACCAATATTTTTTTCTGATATTTCCCGAAAGAGTTAAAACTCTTTTACCTTCAACTAACTCGTTAGAAAACTGAAACGGCACGTTTCTAGTCTTTGTCATTCTCTTCCTCACCCCCTTTCACGAGTGCATAATTTTTAGTCATAATTAGCTTCTTACCTTCTCCATCTGGCAACGAATCATAATCCGTTTCTTCCCTCACTTCATCTCTTAGGAATGTTCCACTAGAGACGATTTTGTCAATTTGAGTTGCATTTTCTAGAATACTTACAGGTAAAACTTTAGTTACTTTAATTCGTTCGCCATTTTTATACTCTTGGCGTGTAAGAACTTTTGCAGTTAATTCATCTTGCAGCTTTTTCATTAAAGGAATAATACATAGTTTTCTAAAAGCTTTGATATTGGAATCAAGTTCTGATTTTTCACCATAAATAAGCGCCGTAGGTACCCCTATGGCGTTGGCTACATCATCAATTAACGATGATTTCATTTTATTTAATTCCTCAAGAGACTGATTAGAAGAACCTTGTTTGTTCGTATATTCTTCATAATCAAATCCTTTAACTTTTGGTACTATAGCAACTGCTTTAGTGCTAAAAGCGTGATAAATTTTATTTACATACTCTTGTAATCTTTCCGAACGTGTTTTGCCATCTTTTCCTTTTTCTTCATTCATTGATCCAGTGGCTTCAATTGAAACAGAACCACGAATCTGATTATTTCGCATGGAGATTTCTAGTATTCGTCCGAACAATTCCGAATAGTCATTAAATAAACCCTTAGTAAATGAATCAAGCTCTTTACTGTTGTACTTTAAATAAATGACGTCTGACATGTAAAATTTTTCTGTAAACACTTGATCTTTAACGTAAACGTTGCTAAAGCAATCATCTGTGATTGTTTTTTGTTCTCTTGTATAGTCATCAGCTATTAAAAGTTGATCATCTTTTAAAATAACCAATACTTCATTTTCATCTAACAAGCGAAAGAAGAAGGTTTGCCAAAATGTGGTAGCCGACATATCAGAGTTGGGCCGAACGTTTAATATATAATCCCATTCTTCCATTCCTGTACTTTTGAATTTTATTTCTAATGTGGACATAGTCCTTGAAACAAAATCTATAACGGTATTTTTAGCCATTGTTTTTAAATATGATCGTGTAGCTAATTCATCCCCTGCAACAAAATCTGGAAGCCAATCAGACGGTTCTTCATTTTTTGCTGATAGTTTGAAGACATCAAATAAACTCACTCATTCACCCCCTTTCACAATAAAAAAAACCTATTTCTAGGTTTTTTTTATATATAGTTATCCATAATCAAACTATGCAATTCTTCTATTGTATTTGAAGCTACCAATTTTTCTTTTAAATCATCGTTTAGTTCTTTTGTTCCTCTTTTCAAAGATGTGTTTTTGCTTCCACCAATAAATATTTGTAGTTGAGCACTTCCTATATTAGGTTCGCTTAATCTGATATATTTTAATTTTTCACTTGTATTGAAACAAATATCCAAAACTTTTTTTGCAAGATCTAGAGGGACATCTTTACCTAGCCATATTGATTCTGCAGCATCATCTTCATTCGTTCCATAGTTAAGACTACTACTATAAATTTTTGCAGGTATAGACTTAAGTTCTAAATTATCAATTAGTTTTCTATAATTATCTAATCTTTGATTCACTAGTACCTGAAAGTCTTTCTTTTCAAATTGTTGCATATTACTATCAATATGCAAAGATTTATTTTCTGATACAGATGTAACCTTTATAACTTCTGTCTCCTGTGTTTCATTATTGAAAGTAAGTAAAAAGTTAGCTTCATCTTTATAATCAGATGGTCCATATAATTTTTTATGATGTTTTATCACTAGATAAACAAAGCAAGATAGCGTGACTATAGGAAATAAAACTATGAAAATAACAAGTATTAAGTTCAATAAAAATTCTAACTGTGATTGAGTAATAACAATAGCTGCTATTCCTTCGGTCAATACTAAGAACATACCAATAATCCCCAGTGGATTATTAAAAAAAGACTTAATCTCTTTTCCAAATCGATTCAAATTAAAAACCTCCATTTTAAATCAATTATACAATAACAATATTGAGTCGTCATTAATTAAAATTTAATATCATTTAGTATAGTAAATGCATCTTCAAAATTATAATCTGTTAGTTCATCTGCCAAATACATTCCGCACACAAATGCTTTAAATCCATCTGTTTTCCTTCTAACTTCTTCCTTTTTTAAGTACGTCTTATTTCCATCATTGTTTGTCTTTACTAATACATTATTCGTGTACCACCGCATTAACGGATTTTCTCCAAAAACGATGTGTCTATTAGCAAACGCCGTTTCTATTCTCGGTGCAAGTAAACTATCGACTGCTCTAGGATTTTTTATCACAACCACTTCAAATCCCGCAGCTATTAATAACGGTCTCAATACATCCATTCTGAAATTATCGGCAACAATTTTTGTAACCCCGTATTTATATCGTTGTTCAACAAACCAATCGACAACTGTTTGTGGTTCAATTGTAGCTCCATCAACTACAGATAATAATCCTCTGTTTTCCCATTCTTTTATCGGTGCGAATCGTTCTTTTGTTTGTTCTGATGCTTTCCTGGAATATCCATAATATATGTCTGCAAATTGCTTTCTAACAAATGAATGGGTTTTAAAAACATAGTCATCCCTATCTTTAAATAAAAGACCACATGCAGCAAAATCTCGCAAGCTAGCAAAGTCCAAACATCCAATTGCTTGTCTACCTTCTAAATTTGGTAAAGGACGATTGGTGTCCATTATTTCTTCATAACTAGCCACTGATCTTTCTAAATCTGTAACTGGTAAATTCATTCGTTTAGTCATAAACTCTTCTCTATTTGACGGATCGTCCTCTAAGTCTTCATATTCTTCAAAAATAGTTTCTAAAAGGCTCTCGGCATACTCTGATAAAGGTTGATGAAACATCGGATTTGCTAATTCCCAGTTTTCTGATTCTGTCACTTGGTCTTCTGAATCTAATTTGCAAATAAAAGGGAAAATAGCATTAGGTCGACTAGAACCACTTAACACTCTTTTGGCTTTTTCTTTAAGAGAATCTAAAAATCCCTCTCTAACATATCCATCTGTTCCTACATAAAATTCTCTAGGGTTTGGCTTTTTTCCTAATCCGGAAATATGCACTTTCACATCTTTGTTCGAAGGGTATTGATGAATTTCGTCGAAAGCTACCGCTCCATCTCTTAAACCATCTTTAGTATCGCCATTCGACGTTCTAAATCTTATATAGCTGCCAGTCTTTTTAGAGGTTATAACTGTTTTTCCATACTCAAAAGCTTTTTGAAGTGTTTTATTTCGTTTGATTGTATTATAAATCTCTTCGAAAGAAGTTTTTGCTTGATCTTCTGAATTCGCAACAATCGAAATATTGTAATCTAGAATTCCATGTAATTCAGTTTGTAAAAAATTAAGAACGACAGAAAGAAGCCCGTTTTTACCGCCACCACGGCCAAACATCCATAGAAATTTACGATAAAAATTTCTGTTATTCTTTTTAAAATACAAAAAGACGAAAGCAATCAAAAATTTTTGAAATGGCTGTAACTCAAAAAACCATTTCTCACCATAATTGATGCAATCGTCTATCATTTTGTCATTAAAATATATATCGTCTCTTGAAAGTATATCTCTTTCAAGATATTCTATTAGTTCAATTCTTTCTTTATTTAGTTTTATTTCACCTTTTTTATATTGTTGTATATAGTAATCGACATGTTTTTGCTTAATCATACTAAGTCACTCTCGCTATAATTATCATCATCAACGCTAGTCACAATTTTTGTTGATTCATCTAAGTTAAGATCTTTTCCTAAAGCAATCAATGCACGTGAAATTTTAACTTTTTCGGCGATTGCTGGATTGATTTTTAAGTATTTCTGCGCTCCGTTTTCAAACTCTACAATCGTTCCATACTTAGAAATAGACGAATTCATTTTTTTATAAAGCTTTACTAAATCAAGATATCTCTCGACTTTTTCAACTTCTAGTTGATCGTTTTCGTCAATTTGACTCATCAACTGTTTTTTCAAGTCTGCCATTTTCAATAGCAATCACCCCCCTATAAAAAAATTTAACGTATATTTTTAGACAGTTGACCCCATCCACCGGTTCCCGCAGTCCCCACTTTAGGGCAAAATATTTCGACGGGGGGGAAGTTATCCCCCACTTTTGGTTGATTTTTGCAAATCATTTTCCACAACTTCGTTTCTCTGTTCTTTCCATTTACAAGGTGGGAAAAACACCTCAGCTCGTGCTATGTATCTCACACCTAGCCTCTCATTTATTTCGTTGTGTTGATGGTTGTTAATCATGCAAAACGCAGATGCTCTTACTCCTTCCATGCTTACCACCATTCATCATCCCACTTTCTTTTTCTTTTCGATTCTCTATAGTTAAATCTACCGTGCCGTTTATTATGACAGTCCTTGCACAATGTTCTTAGGTTGTCTATATTCAAGGCATGCTGCGGATAATGTTCCAACTCTTTAATGTGATCCACTTCAAGAATAGAATCATACTGGGTTGTTAACTTACCTTCTTGTTTGCACCACTGGCATTCGTAATGATCACGCTCTAAACATTGCTGTCTTAATCTTCTCCACTCTGATGAGCCATAGAACTTTGCTCGTGCTTGTTTGGATGATACATCAATCATTGTTGGAAATATTAGAAAGGTAAGTGTTAACCAACGCACGTTGTACTTGCAGCACACCTTCAATACCTAGCGACTTAACATCAAGTTTCAACCGTTCTTTTAAGAACTGTGCATTGTGATCTGCTTCAAGTGTTTCTTTCTGAACGTAATAAAGTAATGCTGATGTCTCATCCATCTTCAGCCCATATACCGAAATGATTTCAATAAACAATTCTGCAAGCGCATCTATATCTTTCTCTTCACGAACCTTCTTCATGATTTCTAAGAACTGTGCTTGCTGCTTTTTAATCTGTTCTTTTTTATTCATAAATCAAACCTCCTTTCAAAATAAAAAAAGAGATTGCACTTAGCAATCTCTTTTGAACTTTTAACTTTGGTAAGGAATATATACATTAACTTAACAAGTCTAATATTCTTGCCTCGTTAGCATCCCACAGCCCTTCTTTAATTAAATGCTGCTTCATTTTTAAAAGATCTTTTGCAGCTTTTTTTTGATCTCGTTTTCTATTTTTTCCATTCATAATGTTAATGTAACTAATCATAACTCCTTTAGCAGACAAGATTTTTCCATTTTTAAACATATTATTTTCCTCCATCTTTATTTGAGAATAATTGTTGCTTTGTAATAATTTATTAAATTCTTCCATATCACTATTTTTCCTTTCTTTATATATTTGTAGATTTATTTTAGTTATCTACATTAATAGGCGCCTTCATACGTAAATTTGTCCAAAAGACAAATAGAGAAGTTTATTTAGAAAGTACTCTGGCTACCTCTGTAACTAGAGCCTTAAGTATCAATTTTTGTCTCAAACAAAAAGGACTGCATATAAATGCAGCCCTCGTGAAAGGTAGTAGCGCCAATTTGTTTGTCCGAACATTCATTGACGATCTATATTATTTAAGTAGCTTATGCCACTTACTGGAACAATAGGACTCGAACCTATACTAACGGTTTTCGAGACCGCTGCTCTACCGATTAAGCTATGCTCCATTAACTCTCGCAAACCTGTAGAAAAAAGAGAGAGGAAATTCACCTCACTTCTTTAGTTTTATAATTGGTGGTTTGCGAGAGAATCTAAATGAGATCACAAGTGACTAAACGAAGAAAGTAGAATTTTTTTACTTCCTTGTAATCTCAAATCAAAAAAATAAGTAGGCAATCGTTCCGTTAATGTATTTGTGTAAGTGTGTCGCATTTCTTATTTTTTTGACACTATCATAATAACCCGTTTCAAAGGTATATGAAGTGTAGATAAAGTGTATAAAAGAGGTATAAAAAGTGTAATAAATGGCTACTTAAAAGCAACCAGTTCCAGTGCCGAAGCGAATTGAACAATAATCATGTTAGATTCTTGTTTCACTGATTCTTCACTGATACAGTTTCGTTGTGCTGCTAGATAGATTGGATTGCCGTTGATATAGCGATCATAGAAGATTCTTTTTCTTCTCTCCGTTACATCTGGTTTGTGCGGATGTTGAATCGCAGAATAACCTCTAACAAAAAGCTTATGAAGGTAATCAAACTCTTCTTGGGCTTCTTCTTTCTGGATTAACATTTGTTCGGCTTCGAAAACGTTATTGGCCGTTGATGGTGGAACCAAAGAGAATGAAGCTGTTACTTTTGGTTCCCTCGGCTGGCCAACACGACATCTAGCAGCAAGGTACGCAGACAAGAATACACTGACGTTATGTTTAGTTTGTTCCATGTCTACATCCTTTGCATCTGGTGTTTCATATTTCTTTACGTCAAAAAGTACCATCCTTTGATTCCCCCGTTTATGGTATAATATTCGTGTCGAGAATATTACCCACGGTCGGAGGAATCCGGCTTTTTTTATTGGCAGCTTTCTTTACTCATGATAAAATATTTTTATTGTGACCAATGTTTGGGGCAAAGTAACCTCACATATCACAAGCTACCACTTTTCTGGTAAAATATTCTTCTTAGTCAGCCAGTGGTCGGCTGGCTTTTTTTATATTTCTCTATCTAAAATATTTTTGTTAAGGTTTCTTTATATTTACATTTTGCAACCGACATTACTAACATTTCGTGTTACTCTTAAATAGTGACAGAAAGTAGGTGTTCGTATGAATACTAATTTTTATCCCGTCAAAGTTTATAGCTTGAACTATCGGCTGTATTCTTCACGTATTAAAGCAAATCTACCGCAAAAAGTTACTCCTCTCAATTTTTTGATTCCACATTTTTACGCCGTATTAAATTTAAAAGAACTAAGAAACATTGAACTATGTTTATCGATATTAGATATTGACATTGAAAAATTCAGTACCCTCGTTCAAGCAAACGACAGGTGCAATGAACTAATGTACAATTGATTTAAACAGCCATTCGTGGCTGTTTTTTTGTTGTAATCGATCTACCATACTTCTATTTTTGGAATCATCTTCTTAACTCGCTTTCTTACAAACTCACTGGCTCTTTTTGATAACCAGCGTCAATCAAAATTCCCTCAATCACATAAAGATCCGTTTTCTGCTTCAAACTAGCCTTAAATTTCTTGGCAATATTTCTAGCTATTTCTAAAGAAACAACTTCATATGTTTTAGCCAATGCATCCGCTATTATTGCGGATGTTGGAGTGTAATAAATCTCCAGCAAAATGAACACTCACTTTCTACGAGATTATTCTTCGGTTTCTTCTTCACCATCTTCATCTGTCTTTTCAGGGAAAATGATGTTCTCTTTGTTTTTGCTCCAAGAATCTGCAAACGGTGCAAAATGTTGGCGTGCGATTTCTACTTGATTGATTAGATTATCAACTGAAACATCATGATCAGCTGCAATTTCTTCTAGCGCTTCCCCTTCATCGATTCGATGCAACACGCCACGAACGTTGATTGTTACTGATTCTGGCCATTCGATAGTCGTTGCTTTCTTGATGAATTCGTCAATGGTTTCTTTCGATACTTGCACAGCAACTTCTTCGACTCCTTGCACATCATCGCCCATTTCTAAAGAAGTTTGTTCTTCTTTTAGAACTTCAACTGTTCCGTCGTTGTTTACAACGTATTCGACATTTGGCTTATTCGTCTGCTTGTTAACTGGTACCTTGTATTCTACTGTTTCTGGCTCAATGGTCGTTGATACTGTTTTACCTAAAAATTCGTTTAAACTTTCATATTTTCCTTTTAATGAAGCGTTGCTAACCACTAATAGCACTTCGATATTTCCGTTTGATTTAGATGTCACTTTTTTCACTTCTGGTCTAAAATTTACTTGTTTTGTCATTTTATTTTCCTACTTTCGTTTAATAATTAGTTGCATCTTTCCATTCGTAATCGAAATTATCGGTTATGAATGGTCTTTTTTCGTTTAAAGGCTTAGTTACGCCTTGTGTGATCACTTTAAAATCTCTAGCACGAACAACAACCGCTTCAACTGGATGACCATATCTAAGGGCAAATAGACGAAAACGAAGCTTAACGGATTGGTCAATGCCATACACGCCAAAAGAGTTTTTAATGTCAATGACATGTCTCCAACTTCCATCTAAGTTTTTTATGATGAAGTCAGGTGAATAAGCTATCGCCGAAATTTTACCTATACCATCCGCAGTTGGTGTAAGTTCGGTTAGTTTAAAACGCGGATGAACTTCAAAAGGTAACCCACAATTTTTGACAAACTTTGTATAAAAGTTTGCTTCCTTCTGGCTATCAAATGTGTAACCATCAATCGTGACTTTATTTCCTCGCTTATTCAGGGCTGTTGGGGATTGCATTGTTTTAACTCCCTTTCTTTGGTCGCAGTTTCCGCTCGAACTGCTTTTCCATCTTTATTGCATTCTGGGCATGGAATAGGTGTTGCATAATTAAATCTGTCTTTTCCCCAAATCACACGCTGATCTTGACATCTAACACACTTCATTCTTATTTAGCCCCTTTCATCCAGGCTTGATTACTTTTGGTAGCTTTTTCGGTCGGTTCCTTCTTATCAATCCGTTTAATAGATTTCCCTATATGTTTCTTCGGTTTTTCTGGCATTATAATGGCTTCCTTTACTTCTGAAACGGTTCCGCCAGATACGATTGTTGCAATAGCTGCTGTCTCTTTATGCTCAAATAGCACAGCATCTTTTAAATTGGCTACTGGTCGACCATCTTTGCCAAGATAGGCTGAAATTTTCACTACATACGGCATTGAATGATTCCCCTTTCTATCGATTTGTTTTTAAGGCTTTAAAATGCGTTTTAAGCCGTTTTTCTTTCTTTGCATCTATTTATATTCACTTGATTGTAAAACTGTCCTAAGCTGAATATATTCGCTAAAAACAACATTTTAGATACCTGATACTCGCTTATCCGATGTTCCCTCAATTTTCATCACAAAACCTTGTGAATTACTCATGATGCGAGAAAGGATTCTCTCCCCATAAGCTTGACTCATTTCTTTACCTGTTAAGTTCGTTGTAAATACTGTTGCTTTATTCTGCCGAGCTTCTACAATGCGATTTAAGGTGTCATTATTGAAGTTGGTACTGTCATTCCCTTTAACGCCTAACTCGGCCCCTAAGTCGTCCAAAACAACTAAATCAGCGCTTTTTATCTCTGCCATTAAGGTTCCTGTTATTGTCTTTCTGGCTTGTTCATCTTTCATCGCAAATTTTAGTTGTTCTAAGAGTTCCGCATAGCTAATAAATAAGCAGCGTTTATCATAGTTTGATTTCTCCAACACTTCCCAAGCCGTTGACATAGCTAAATGACTTTTACCAACACCACTTTTGCCTGAAAGAATCATATGAATTGGTTTATTCAAAAGAATTTCAGTTGTGGCTCGATTTGCAATTTCAAAAGCAAGCTTGGTTTCTGTGTCTACTGTTTTGTATGTTTTAAAACGACAATTAATTAAATTTTTGTCGGTATAAAGCGAGCTATATTTCAGGTAATTAATCGCTCTAGCTTTCAAACTATCGTTAAACATTTTCTCTGTTTCGAGGTCTTCTGCTTTTTTACGTGCTTTATATCCGCATTCCATACAAGTTGGCGGACATCTATCGGACCCATCTTTGTTTTTTGCACGCCAAGCATAAAGATTTCCTCCGCACTCTGGACATGGATCCGGTGTGATATAAAGCAACGTTTTAATCATTTTCGAAAATCCATCTGATGCTGACTGCATTCTTTCACTTCCTAAAATCCAAGATCATCGTAATCCGAATGACCTGTGTTTGATTTCTGTTGCTTGGTTGTATTACGTTCTCTTTTTACGGCTAAAGCTTTTACATCATCTAAAGTTTTAACGCCTTCTTGTTCCCAATTTCTCAAAATGCTTTCTGTATATTTGAAATTTCTAGCATTTGATTTTGCGGAAATTTTTAAAGCTTCACTTACTAATTCAGTTGATAAATCATTACACCAGTACTCTAAATTTTGAGTAGTGACCGAATTTAGCATTCCGAAAATTGATTGATAAAGTTGAAAAACTGACTGCTGCTCTTCTACTACTACAACATTCTTTTCATTCTTATCATTCTTTTCATTCTTGTTTGTGTGCACTTGTTGTTCACTTGTTGTTCGTTTGATGTTCACTTGATGTTCACTTGCTTGATAATCATCCCAGTTATTTATTGATACGACGCTGTATTTCGTAGTTGATTTGATGTTCAACATTCCTTCTTTTTCAAATCGTTTTAACCATCTCCATACAGAACCGCTGTTCACTTGATGTTCACGTTTGACACCTTTATTCATCTCAAACGTTATTGCGTCGCGCCCTGTGACGAATTCTCCGCTGTTCAACCATATTTCTTTTCCATTAAAAAGAAATTTTCTGTTTTCGTGGCTAGCTTTCATCAAACACAAGTTCCACAATTTGTACATGTAAGGATTAGTCCATACGAATGAATCCATTACCTTACGATACAATTTGACGTAACCAGCATTCATTCGTTATGCACCTCCTATAAATCGTCCATACTGGTAAAATTTGTAATTTTGTTGTGTCCTCTACAATATTCACAAATCCCACAACTAACTGGTTCTTCTTCACCGTTTTTCACTCGTACAACATGCTCGATGTTTTCTTTTAATTCTTCTAATTCGTATATCATTTTTTCTTCGCTAAGAGTGATTAGTTTTGCTTCACTAGGTGTTTGTTTCGAAACGGCTGCAATGAGAGGAAGAAAATTTTTGTCATATTGTTGACGAAGCAATTCGCAATAAACAGCCATTTGTAACACGTAACCGAAGCGTTCAATGAAGTTTGCTTTTCTGTTTAAACGTTCGTCCCACTTTTTCTCGTGCATATCTTTGGTTGTTTTGATGTCTACAAAATACTTTTCTTCTAAATTCAAACAATCAATTTTCCCTTTCCACATTGCACCGCCAATTTCACCTGTGACGATCACTTCTTTTTCGCCTTGATAAATATTTAAAAAGGCTTCTTCTTGTTTTAATCTTTCAATCATCTGCTCCGCAATTTGGAAATCTTTCAGCAGACCAAACGGCTTTCTTGAAGAAAACATCTTGCTTTTGTTTTCTTCTTTGAATGCTTCATGAATTTCTGGTGATTCAAAGTAAGAATGAACATAATTACCAACTAGCAATGCTTTAGGATCGTTTTCTGGTGTCCATTCGCCTTTTAACTTGGCAAGAGCTGCAGCTTCACATTCAAGAAATTTTTTATATTGAGAGACAGACATATAAGCTAGGTCCGCTTCTTGTGAATAATAATTTTCGTCAGAAAGGATAATCGTCTTCTTCAATCGTTGAGACATCAGCTTCACTCTCTTTCTGATTGGTTTCATAACCAGCCATCACATCTAAAGTTTCCTGAACTGGTTCTTCTAAAATTTGGTCCGCCACTTTCGTTAAATCATCTTTTTCAATTGGTTTGGCTTGTTCAATATCGTTTTCTTGCTCAATAACTTTTTTATTGTTGGTAAATATTTTTTCTTCGAGTACCGCTGTTTGTTCTTCTCGCTCTGGTGTCACATCTTTTCGTTCGAATTCATTTTCGAGCGTGTCTTTAGCAGCTTGCACAAATAAATCATTATCGTTACTAGTGTTAATTAAATATTTAGCAGCTCGATTGATGACTGTTCTTTTTGCCATTTCTTCTGGGAAATCGTTTTGAACATTTTTTGTTTTTGCTTTACTCCATGACTTATCGATTTGTTTTTTAGTCATGACCGTTGTTACTTCTTTACCATTTGCTAGCTTAATAACCACATAAGCAGCCTTGATGTCGTTGTCTAGGTTTTCGAAGGATGTTTCATGTTTAGCCACAACTAAGTCGGGCCCGTCCATAGCAATTTCAAATACATCGCCTTCTCTTACTACAACAGGCGTGATATCTGCCCCTCCTGTTACTCGATCTAATACAGCCATGGTTCCGAAATATGAACGCATAAGCTGGACTTTATTTCCATATTTGATGAAATAACATTGTTTTTTTGCTGGTGATAATCCTTGGATGACCATATCTAGTAACGCGTTAGAAATAGATGTTTTAGTTTCAGGGTTGTTAGCTGCCAACTGAAGAAGGTTTCCTCCTGAATTGTTGGTTAGTTCAAAGAAAGCACTTTTCAAAGCATTCTGTGGGCTATAGCCTGGCGGCATTTCTAATCCTTGCTCTTGCAATCTATTTAAATTTCCGATGACTTGTTCATCTAAAGATCGTTGTGTCATTTGTGTTAAATCGTTACTCATATTTATGTTCCTTTCTTGGTATAATATTTTTAAGTGAGCATTATGCATACATCTGAAATTTACAACAAACTTTGCTATGGATTGATTTCTTGATTCATAGCTTCTTTTTCTATTTCTTTGTACGTCCATAATAAAGTCGCACTTAGTAATCTAAACGCGTTATCCTTTCTCATGGTGTCCTCATTACCAAAGACATCTAACAAAATGCTGTCGACTTTAGAATCTATCATTCGTTGTAAATCCATTGCTTCTTTATAAGTTCTTGCATTTTTTTAATCATATCTTTTGTACTTTCTTGAAATTCATACAAAGCAGGTAAAAACGGTTCAATCACTGCTATTATAATTTGATCTGCTATTACATCTAAATCGTTACTCATATATTTTTGCTCCTATTCTTTGTTATACTATTCGTAAAAGCGAGGTGATTATGTTGCTAAATTATGATGTTGATAGAGTTGAAAAAATTGATACTAGTGAAACAGAGCTTGTAAATCTTTTACTTGATCATGATTGGAAAATATTATCAATTGTCCAAGAATCTATTGATGGTTCTTGGGCGGTACAAGGTTTTGCGTCATCATTCTTTATTTTGGGTGCATCTAAAGAAACTGCTGAAAAATATCCCATTAAAAAATCTAAGGATGAACTCGAAAAACTCATTGAGAAAAAGTACGGTTTTTAGTAACCGCATTTTCAAAATAGCGGTCATCAATTACAGTGATGACCCTATTTATTTGTTCATAACTAAGACCATGTTTTTTTATTACCTTTTTTAACTCATCGTACAAGGCTGTTTCCTCAATATCTAAATCAAAACCTAAAATTTCACGTTGATCCATTAAACTCATTCTCATTATCAATTGCTTTCTATTCATATTTGTTTCTCCTCTTCTTCGTCATATTCCCATGTTGGCTCTAACACTTCTTTTTCTTCTGGCGGCTCTTGTCTAGCTCCTAATGAATCAAATTCAGGCATTTTCACCACTCCCAGAATATTTTCGTTTTGTTTTCTTCAAGTTCAAAGTGATCAAATCCTTCTGTTTCTAATTGAGATAAAAACGTTGATGTAAGACCTTTACTATTCACCACGCAACTTGTATTACCATTTGATGCTGCAGTTCGAATTGATTGAACAATTCTATTTTGAGCATTCGCTAACATTAATTCGTAAACATCATCACTTAAACCTCTTACTTCAATCATTGCAGTTCACCTCGTAAAAATGCAGTTAGTAATTCATCCATAGATTTTTCATTTGCAGCATCTTCGGCTCTTTCTGCTACGCATTCTGGACAATCACAAGATTCGCTTATACTTAATTGCTCTTTTAGATCACCTACAAGTTTTTGCAAGAGTATAGCTAACCCGATAACTGAACCACAAAACGCAGTACTTCCTTGGCCTGTTTCAAAATTTGTAGCACATAGAAGAAGTTCAACATTCTGTGCCTTACATTCTTTTTCAAGTTCAATAATCATTCTTTCAATTTCTTTATTCATGTGGTACACTCTCCTTGAATTTGATATTTGTAATTGACCTACTTTGATGGCCGTCGAAGTGGGTCTTTATTTTTGTTTTTTTATTTCTCGATCTTCTAACGCTAAATCGTAATAGAGCAACCAAACGATAAAAGCTGCTATATAACTGTTTTGGATTAATGGTCCAACATTGCCACCTACTAAAAGCCCCAAGCCAAAAACGATTAGCAATGCCGCTATACGTCTTAAGTGATATATTTTTTTCATATTATTTCCTCCCTAAATTTCGCTTGCCCAAGATTTATCTTTTTTGTGATAGAAGCCATCTGCGACACTCTTCTTTGTCGTAGAACTTCCCTTGCTTACTTACTGATCCATGTGGAAGACCTAGCTTCTCCCATTCCCTTATTGTTGTTGTGGATACATTGAAATATTTTGCAATCTCTGTTTGATTTAAGACTCGCTTATCAACTGCGGTATCTCTCCGTGCTTTTTCTATTTCATCAACAATAATTCCATGTACAAAATCTCTTAGAGAAGCTTCACTTTCTGGAGTTAAAATCACTTCCACTTTTTACACCTCCTATCTGATTTTGTAATAAGCAATAATATCGGTCATTTGTTTCAGATGTTTTTCTGGATTGTTTAGGATTTTACGTAGATATTGTTCTGTAATTCCTAAAGCACTTGCTACATCAGGAATCTCCCATTGATTTTTCTCAAAGTGATTCAAGATTTTTTGACGTGTTTCTTGAATATTTGCCATGTTTTTTCTCCTTTCTCTAAATTAGTAAACAAATTAATCAACTATTTTCTAAATTCAGTTGACACAAATAGAGTTTTATTCTATAATCAAACCGTAATTAAATAAGACATCAAAAACATTGATTTATAGCTTTCTTGGCGGTTAGCGTTTATTTATCAATATTGTTTTTTCGTTGTCTTTTTAGTTGATTAACTTGTTTACGAGATAAAGTATAGAGCTTTAACTCTATTTTGTCAACACTAAATAGAGTTTTTTTCTAAACTTTTTTTTTGTAAGCATTCAGAAAGGTTGTCAAATCAATGAATACTTATGAAATAATAAAAGAGTTGACAAAAAGGAAGAAAATGTCTATTCGACAATTAGAAATTACTCTAGGTTACTCAAATGGATATTTTAGCAAGTGGAAAAAAGTTTCTCCAAACTCAGAAGGCCTACAAAAAGTTGCGGACTACTTCAATGTATCGGTAGATTATCTATTGGGAAGAACTGATACTACTAAAGCAACTGATGAAAAAAATTCTGATGATTTAGATGATGTACTGGATAACGTCATGAGTTTTGACGGTGAACCACTTGATGATCATGACAGAGAAGTTATTCGTGCATATTTAAAGGGTAGATTCGGGAAATAAGTCAAAGGTTGTGCTTATATGAAAAGTATCAAAGAGTTGGTAGAAGAATATAATGTGGAGTTAGTTTTTACTACTTTGAATAAACGCGCATGTTTCGACCCTACCTACGGTATCATATTTGTAAATCAAAATTTAACACCATCAGAACAAGAAGAAGCAATATATCACGAATTAAAGCATGTAAAAGACCATGTGGATATAATGGAATTGTATAAAATTCCTGTTTTTCGTTCTAAGATGGAATCCGAAGCAGAACAATATATGTTTAGAAGCTTAATCGAAAAATATGAAGGACAATACAATTACTCAAATGTTATAGCTCATTACAACTTAAAAATGGGACAAGAAGTTTATTTGAAATAAAAAAGTCCGTGCTGGGAACACGGACTTAAACCTCATTTAGAGATTTACTGACAAGCATATTATAACAGAAATGAGGATTAATTTAAAAATGAAAAAAATTGTTATTTTAGGTTTATCATTATTACTGCTGACTGCTTGTTCTAACGAAACTAAACAGGTTTCAAAGCAAAACTCAAGTTCTACCTCAATTACATCTGAAAAGAAAGATATTTCTGATTCTAAAAAAATTAATAGCTCAAGTGGTGAGTCATCAACTATACATTATTCAAGTACACAAACAGATGAAGCAACACAAAAAGAATTAGGCGGGTCTACCTATTCCCAAATTTTAGAGACTTATACTCAAAAGTTGACTACAACTACACCTATATTGATTGAAGAACTGCGAAATGAAGGAGAACCTATAAAAGGCAATGTTTCAGCATTAGCTGAGGTTTTAAACTCTAAAATAGGAAAATTAGCAGATATTTCAAATACTGGAATTTCGGAAATGGCAAACATACAACTTTCTAATAAAGACGACTATTCATTATATGAATCTTGGGCAAATAAACTAACAGATGTTTATACTGCTGAAGCAAATAAGTTAACAGACCTGTACACCGAATTAGCTGCTGTTGACACGGAAATTTCTACATCACAACAACCATTGCCATCTACTCAATCATCTTCAGTAATTGAACAACCTCAAAGCTCTGAATCTGAACAACCTGTATATGATAAAGTACGAAGCGGTGAAGGAGCTCGACAAGTAGCTGAAAGAAATGGCTTAACCTTAGAACAACTATTATCATTAAATCCAGGCATTGACAACTCTGTTTTTTATCCTGGTCAACCACTACGAATTAAATAAATTAGAAAGGAATATTAAAAATGCCAACTACTAGAACAATGCCCGATTATGGAGAAAAAAGAAATGGTGGCAAAGGAGCACCTCCTCCGCCACCTACTCGCCCACAGCCTCGTCCATAGGCACTATATACAATTTCACTTTTTTCTCATAATCAATCAAAATATTTATATCATTATTTTTAAATAGAATTTCAACTGCTTCGACAGTTCGTCTTTTTTCAGGTTCTTTTGGTGCATATAATAGTAACTCATTGTATTCATCCGTATTATATTGATAAACATTTAAATAGCCAGAAGCGATATAGTTATTTGCAAAATCAAAAACATAGATGTATTGATGATAAGAATTATCCAACGCAGTATCTCTAATTGCTCTATGTGTAAATTCTAGCTTACCCTTCTTTTTTCTAAGTTTATTTATCCAAGAAAAAAAAGATAAAATTGCTTTAGGTAAAACGAACAACCCAATTACTAATACTAATACAAATGATAGTATTGCAGCCGCAATTTGTTGGATGTACGGTTCCATATTCGACAAATTGTAAGAAATGATACTTTGAGCTAACAAAAATACAGCTAAATTAATAGCTGACAATATTGATACTACTGCTATTTTTTCTTCTTTTTGTGCATTTGATAAAACTAACAAGTCATTACTCTTAATTAAGAAATAGGTAAAATATCCTGTAGCAGTAGATTGTATAAGTACTGCAAAAATATTTAAGTATTCAGTAACCATCATAGAAAACCCCTTTACAATTGGATGACCTCTTCATAGGCTAATTATAACATAATTTCTTCTATAAATCTCCCTCTCTGGCGAGTCTAAGCGTGTTCGATTCATGCCAGGGGCTTTAAAATTTAATAAGGAGGTGCTAGAAATTTGTCATTCCTTCTATTCGCTTGCCCAAGTGGAAAGGATAAACAATGGCAACTTTTAAACAATATACAAAAAAAGGAAAAAAATACTGGAAAGTAACTGCCTATTTAGGCGTAGATTATTTAACTGGAAAACAAATTAATGTCACTATCAGAAACTGTAATACAAAAAAAGAAGCACAGCTCAAGCTTAATCAAAAAAAATTAGATTTTGATAATGGAAATCTAGCTAACGAGCATACTCATTTAACCACTTTTGAAGAAGTTTATTATATGTGGTTGGACGAATACAAAAAAACAGTTAGGGAATCCACATTTATAGCTACTGAACGACGTATGAAAAAACACATTTTACCCACATTCGGGAAAATGCGACTTGAGCGTTTAACAGTCAAGATCGTGCAAAAATCTGTTAATGAATGGTATAAAAAGAATGAAATGGGAAAAGTACTTTTGAGTTATGCTTCTCGTGTTTGTGACTATGCTGTTGGTTTAGAAATAATAGATTCAAACCCATTTAAGAAAATAACTAAGCCTAGTTCACTAAAGAAAATAGAAAAGAATACAAAAAGAAAGTTCTATACAAAAGACGAACTGGAACATTTCTTAAATACAGCTGATAGCATTGCCAATCAAGCCAAAGAAGAAAGTTTAGTTCTAAAATACTATGCTGACTTAGACTGTGCTATTTTTCGCTTACTTTCTTTTACTGGTATACGTGTTGGTGAAGCTTTAGCATTGAATTGGAATGATATTGATTTAAAAAAGCAGGTAGTTAATATAAATAAAACTACTGCTATCAGTACAAATGGATTGACTATAAACGATCCTAAAACTTCCAATTCTATTCGTAAAATTTCTTTTGATAACAAGACTGCTTATATCTTAAAAAAATGGAAACTTAGACAGCGTGAGGCTTTAATGAAAAAAGGTGGGTTTAAAACACAACTCATTTTTACAAAAATTGATGGTACCATGTTCCGAAGTCAAGACATTTACCAACGTTCCAAAAGATTGGCAGAAAAGGCTAACTTACATTCTATTGGTTGTCATGGTTTTCGGCATACCCACGCAACATTATTATTCGAATCAGATAATGTTAGGTCTAAAATAATCCAAGAACGTTTAGGACATTCTTCTTTACAAATAACTATGGATACTTACACTCATGTTTCTGATGAAGTTACTAAAGAAGCAACAGATGCTTTCAGTAGCTATGTAAATTTTTAAAATAGCAAATCTACATCAATAACTAAATCAGTAAATTCCTAACAACAAAAAAAGAGCCTAGAACCCTTATAAAGCAAGGATTCTAGGCTATATTCAAATAAATTATTTAGTTTCACGGTGTAA